GCAAGAGCAGCGCGCTGGCGCCATCGACCAACTTCTGAAAGACGCCAATAAACACGGCGAAAAGACCAATGTCGAAGCTACGCCGGCCACTGAAGTAGTATCCGCGGAATAGCCCGCCTACGACTACTGCTTAGGCGGTTCGCGGGCTGCCGGCGTCATTCCCTGCCGCCGCGGGCCGAACGCATGCACGGCCACGGCTGAGTCATTGCGAACGGCTTTGTCAGGAACGGACAGCCAGACTTTTCGGGCGGCTCGTGTGGGGAGTCGGTGGGTGAAATTTCAGCGGGCAAGAAAAAGTCCCCCTACCCCCCCTCGACTTGGAATTCGCGCGGCGACCGAGACGACTCCGCGCACCAAATTCCACGCCGCGCTCCACGTCTGCACCTTCCCAGGGACTTCCCAGACTTGAAGTCAACTCGATAAGCTATTGGCATTGCTAATGTGGTGATCGGGCACCCATCAGTCTCACAGGCAGCGGTGAAACAAGAACAGCGCGACGGCGCCGATATCTACGCCAGCTGGGGAGCCGAACGCGAACGAACCAACGCCGGATCACTGACAAAGCACTGACCCAATAATCCCAGATGACCGTAATCCGTGAAAAGTCAGTGTATTTCAGATCACGTGAGCGGTTTTGAGATCCGTATTGCAGGCAGGAGATCACACGTCGTCCTACCCCAGCTTTTCCAAGAAAATCAACAACACCAAGCGCGCTGCTATCTACAAGGTCAGAAAGCGAAGAGAGCGTGAAATTTCGACGTAGGAGTTTGGTCAGTGTCGGTAATCCACGCGGGACGGGTTATGTCCTGCGCAAGGCGGAAACAATCGCCAAAATAACCCGAAACAACGGAAATTTCGGTGTTCGTGTCCAACAGGCATCCAATAAAGCGCGCCAACGCCTAACAAACCGGGCAATAATGACCGAGCAATATCTACGCCACAGCCGTCCGATCCCACCAGCGACCAAAGATTCCGCTGCTTTTCAATATCTACGCAGTGGAGGAACAGTGCGGGATCACGGTGATAATGTAACCTTGAAGCGTGGCACCTCTGCCCTCTACACGCTCAAGCGGGTCAAGCCACGGCCGGGAACAACGATCGCCGGGATCGAAGTGAAGTGGGTACAAGTCAGCGAGCAATGAGCGCGAACGCCGGCATTGGCGCGGCGGAGAAGAGAGCACAAGGACGACTGCTGCACCAAATGTTTGTTTGTGAGCTGGCTATATACACAAACACCCCAGAGGAACCCCTTCTTTCCCTTCTGACTAACATAGCTACAAACATCAAACATATATAATATATATATGATATTATTAGAGATATTTGTTTGTAATTTTTGAATATGTTTGGAGCCCTTCACACGCCAACAAATTGTCACAACCGGTCCGCATCTAATTACCCCCTGTTTTGGGCCGATACCAGCCCTGAGCATCCCATTCGATTTCACCGGCTTCGTAGAGTTGTTTGAGGATGTCTTTGATCTCCTGCGATCGCAGCCGTCCGCTCAGGAACTGTTGGATGTCGCGTGGTTTGACCGGATACCTGCGCCGGACATAGCCGAGGATCTTTTCTGTGATCTCGCCGCGCTCGTTTTGCGGCAGGAAGTCCTGTGCGGCGTTTGCGAGGGCTTGCGTGGCGGTCCAGGCGAGACCTGCGCCCCATTCCATATCGCTCAGGTCGACGCTGGCGCCATGTCCCCAACGCCCCGCGGCTCGGATGGTAGCGAGCCGGATAGCCGTTTCGCTGCAGCGTGCCAGATAGGCTGCGCTACCAGGGTTGAAATCGGAGTGCTGCTCGATCATCCGGACGAGATCCATGTAGCAATCGAGCGCTGTGGTGCTCGCCCATGGCAGCACATCGGGCTGGTATGGCGCTTCCGGATCGCCGATTTGCAACAGGCTTGTGGGCCCCGACCACAGGTACAAGGCCCGCAACGTCTGTGCTAACGCGATTGGCACCTGTCGTGGATCGGACTTGGGTTCGCGCTCCTGATTGCGTACGGCGGAAGCCAAGACGAGAAAGCGATTGAGAAATCCGTTGGCTACCTGGTCGCCCTGCAATGCGGCGTGGAATTCGTCGGTAGTCGACGCACCGAAAATCGAGAGCGACGGGCAATTCAGAGACCGCATCTTGCGGGTCGCCCAGCGGGCAGGCGGTAGGCGCGAGAACGAGCAGCCCCACAACGTCCGCAGGATTTGGCTGACGGCCTTCTCGTGATTGCTCGCCTTACGACTGGTGATCGATTGCAGCAACGCGCCGATCTCGTCCTGCACGCACAGCACTAAGGGCTTCTCCTGCATCAATTCGAGCACCGCACTGAGTGAAAAGAATTTGGCGGAGCCGAAATGATCGAGCGCTCCGGCCGCGTCGAGTAGGTCGGGAATGCTGTCAAGCGCCCGCTGCTTGCCGTAGCCGGTCGGCGCGACGCCGACGGTGTAGAGATGCACCGCGCTACGCGTGGGCCCGGCCACGCGGCGCCCGATCAGCGTGCCGACGATCGTCACCGCGGCGCCCAGCGCCACCACCCGGCTCGGCCGCCGGCTGGTCGCGACGATCCAGTCGACGATATCGCCGATCGCCCCCGGCACGATGGTGAAGCGCTCGAGCTCCTCGATCGGTGCGCAACGTACCGGGTCGGGCTTGGCCGGGACGAGCCCGGGCTTGGCAGGTTGCTTTGGCTGTTCCGCCGCGGCTGGCGGCCCCTCGACGAGCAGGCCCGGCAGATCCACGTCGGCGGTCCAGCCCAGGCGTTCGCTGAGAAACCGGAATGCGGTGCCGAGATCGCACCCGCATGCAGCCATAACCAGGTCGAGCGGCGTGTAACCCTGGTCGGCTCCGAAATCGCGAATTCCTCCCGGCACGATCTTGAGATTGCGGTGCCGTTTCTCCGGTTCGCGTCCGGTCGTCGACGGCCGCCAGTTCGGGACCGCCTCGTAGCCGCCATTGCGCGTCCTGCGACAACGATAGAGTCCGAGATCCGGCACCCAGTCGTCGAGATCGGCAAGCGCGGCGTTATTGAGCCGCCGATGCGGGCGGTCCTCGTCGCCACCGGTCGGTTCCGGTTGCTCCGGCTCCGGGCAAAAGCCGAACGGCTCGAGCGCGACCGTAATCCTGTCCGCAATGTCGCCTGGCAGCGCCGGCAGCTCGTGCGGCTCGAGGTCCTCAAGGCTTTCCGATCCAGACCAGCGATAGGGCACGCCGTCCGGATGCAGCGTCGGTGGCAACACCGTCTGACGCCCGGGGCCGATCAGCTCAACGATGCACTTGCCGTTGATGTACCAACTGCGCGACTGCTCGATGCCGGGTCCGTGGTAGAACAGCGTCTCGCCGCGCACCCCGATCTTGCGAACGTCGGTCGCGGGCAGCGCGGCCAGCACCGCGGCCGCAATGTCGGCGTCCGTGCTGTCGATATCGATTGCAATCAAGCCACGGCTAGCAGGCCCGCCGATTACACCGATCCCGGTGCCGCCAACACCCCATCGGCTCCGCTCGTTCTCCGGCGGCGGTCCGTTGTTGTATCGCTTCTGCCAGTTCGACAGCCCGACCCACATGCCCGCGCACAGGAACCCGGGACGTTTGGTCCCCGGCATGATCGGAATCGCGGCAAACCCGCGCTCGATCAGACGCTCGCTGATTTGTTGGTATGCCCCCATTGCGTCCTCTCAGAACGGTGCCTCATTGGCTAGAATCTTGCGGCGCAACGCCTGCTCGTAACCAACGACGATGCGGCGCAGAAATTCGCGCCATTCGTTCGCATCCAGCACCGCGAGATCGCTCTTGCCGATCTCCTCGAGGTAGCCTCCGGCGCTGCCACCGGCTTCCAGAACGGCGCCGATCTCAAAGGCATCGAGCGTTGCGGCCGGCATCGTGTAGATCCTCCTCGCGAGGGCGTGACAATCGCTGTCGTCACACAGCCAGATGACCCCCGTAACCCGCGGTTTGGGCGTGTAGCCGACCCACATCGCGTGCCGCCGACAGACCGCGCAGACAGTCGGTTCTCTGGTGGCGAAGCGGGCGATAACGTTGCTCATCAGTAGGGGATCGCGTCGTTGATCGGTTGCGCCTTGAGCGCGGCCATCGCCGCGCCGCGCGAATTTATCGTCCAGGTCTGATAGAAACGGTCGATCTCGACGCAGCTCCCATCGGCGCGCCGGACCCGCCGTTCCGCCACGTTCCAGAATTTCCCGTTACGAATGACGGTGAGCTCGAATGGCCGATCGAGCTCATGCACACGCTCGAGCGCCTCATCGACGCTCGCCGGTACCGGCTGCTCGCCACCGTGCGCGAACCAGAAACGCTCGGCGAACGTGCGGGCCGGGCCGCGATGCTCGAGCGCCACGTAATCGGCATAGACTGACAACCCGCACAGAAACTCGACCCGCAACGTTGGCGGCGCATCCGGATTGTTGAACTTGAGGTGCCGGTGAAAGCTGACGCCGCGGACCGGCAACCAGGCCGGCGCTCCCGCCAGGATCGGCACCGCCTCGGCGGTAGTCGCGTGCTTGGCCTGCGGCCGCGGCTGCGGAAATTCATAATCGCAGGCAACGCAAAGCTTGGCCGTCAGCGCGTTGAGCTCGCCGCAGTCCGGGCATTCATTGGCGTTAACACTGTCGACCTTGACGCCGGCACCGGTGCCGCCGGCCCTTCCGGCGATCGAAACATTGACCTGGTCGACCGGGCCATGCCGGTAAACATTTCGCGCGAAATCGAGTATCAGGCAGTCGGTCTTGCCGTCCGCCTTGCGCGTGCCGCGCCCGACCATCTGCACATAGAGGCCAGTCGAGAGTGTTGGCCGCAGCATGACCAGCAGGTCGACCTGCGGCACGTTGAAGCCGGTGGTCAGCACCATGACATTGACCACGCAGCGAATGTGGCCGGCCTTGAATTCGCTGATGATGCGTTTGCGGTCGTCCTGCGGCGTTTCGCCGAACACCGCCTCGCAGGCGATACCGCGCGCTCGCAGCGCGTCGCGCACGTGCGTGGCGTGCGAAATACCGCACCAGAAGATCAGCCAGCAGCGCCGATTGGTGCCGAGCTCAACGATCTCGTCGCAAGCGGCGTTGATCTTGGTCTCGTCATCAGCGGCGGCCTCGAGCTCGCTGGCGATGAATTCGCCGCCACGGCGGCCGACCCCGCGCGCGTCGATCGTGGTGTTAGTCGCCTTGCTCGAGAGCGGCGACAGCCAGCCGTCGGCAATGCCGCGTCCAATGTGATAATCGAAGATCACCGAGTCGAAGATCTTGCCGTCGCCCTCGTCTAACCGTCCGCTATCGAGGCGGAACGGCGTCGCCGAGAAGCCGCAGACCCGCACGTCAGGAACAACGTTGCGCAGCGCATCGAGCAGGCTGCGGTACATGCCGGCGCCATCGTGCGGGACCAAATGACACTCGTCGATCAGGACGAGATCACGGCGCCCAAGGCGCTCAGGTGATCGGAAAACCGATTGGATCGAGGCGAAGATAATTTGCTGCTTGGTATCTCGCCGGCCCAGCGCCGCGCAGTTGACGCCGATCGGTGCCTTCGGCCAGATCGCCAGGAGATGGTTGATATTCTGCTCGATCAATTCCTGCACATGCACCAGTGCGAGCACCCGCAGCCCAGGAAAGCGCCTCAGTAGATCGCGGATCAACCAGGCAATCAGCAAAGACTTTCCGGTGGCGGTTGCCAGCGCCAACAGCGGATTCCCGCCACCGGAATTCCAAAATGCCTCGAGCGCTTCGAGCGCCTGAGACTGGTATGGTCGCAGTTCGAACATTTATCGTTGCTGCTGATGCCAGGGGACCGTGCCCGCCGGGCCTGAACGCGCCGGGCCTTTGGGGGCTGCTGGTTGTGGCTTGGCGGCGGCGGCCTGCGGCGCCGGTTTCGGATCCGCCGCGCCGACAGCTGCAGCCTGCTGCGAATTGATCGGCAAGATGCGCCTGATCTTGTTCTTGTCGTCGTAGACCCCTTCTCGGTCCTTTTCGATTCCGACCCGGATACGAGCGGGCTTGAACAGAAACACTCCGACGTCCTCAACGTGCTCGTTGATCGCAAGCGCGTTGCAAAGGTCCTTGAGCGTCTTGCGCCCGATGGTCTGCGCTTGCTGGCTCGAATGGAGGTACGTGATCCGCTGCCAGACTTGCCGGTTTTCAAAGGGACCTTCTAAGACCTTCCAGACGAGCGTCAGCTGGTATCCGTTCATCGATTTGGGCTGCTCAACCGACGCTTCGACGATTTGCGCGACGTAATCTCCTTCGCGAATCAGATCCCAGACGTTGCCCTCTTGGGCTTCAGGTTCGAAAGTTTCAGGTAGTTGTGTTGACATGGGCAACCTTTCGTTTTGCTAGTTGAGTTATTGCCGGAACCGCCGGCGGCGGCGGGAAATACGAAGCGATCGCTTCGTAACTGAAATCGGCAGGAATCTGCAGCCTGGCCGGCATGCCGTAACGATTCTTGGCCACGAAGCTTGGCCTTGCCTCGAGATGCAGCCAGCGCTGCGAGCCGCCGTCGGCGCGCGCGCGCCTTTTTCCAAAACCTGCGTCTTCGGTTTGGACGTGCAGATCGATGGCGAGAAAACCGATCGCGTCGCACCAGTCTTGCACAAGCCCGCGAGCGCGCCGGTGCAGGCGCAATTGGTAGGATGTGTAACTAGCGGCGCGCGGATCGTTGATGGTCTCAATCGCGCTGTGCGCGAGCAGGACGATCATCATGCCGCGTTCACGGCGCAGGAATTCGAGTCCGTTGATTAGATCGAGCCACCAGCCGTCGACAACGACATAGCCTTTACCGTAACCAGGGGTTTCTATCGAAACCCATCCCTGCTGGGAACAAACATCGCGCCAGATCAGACCCTCGAGCGGGTCCAGTGCATCGATCACGACGGTACGATAGGCGTGCTCCTCAGATGCGAGCGCGGCGAGCGCAGCACGTACGTCGGCGAACGAAGTGAGCAATCCAAACGAAGCAAGCTCAAGTCCGCTCGGCGTGCCGTCCTCGAGCTGCAGAAAGACCGGCGCCGCAAATTTCGCCGCCAATGTTGTCTTGCCAACACCTTCCTGGCCATGAACGAGCAGGCGCGGCGGCAGCGTGGCGGTAAGGGTACGGATGCTATCGATCATGGCCCGACCTCTACGATGTTCGTTGTTCTTGCTCATTCACGATACTTCGCGGCCATCTCGTGGATGAAGACGTTGTTTCATGACTCATTCGGCCTTCCCCAAAAGCTTGCAGATTTCTCGAAGCTTGCCTTCCGAAAACATCGATCGCAGCACCATCACGACGTCGCGCGCGGAATCCTTGCGGGTAAAGGTGTTGCCGCCGTTCGCTTCCTTCAGACGGTGGTTCTCCTCCTCAAGATCGGCGACCGATTGCTTGAGCTTCGCCATCGCCGATGGTGGCTTATCCAAATTCTTTTTGATTTTTGGTTTTTGCCAGTGCCGGTGGAGAGTCGCCGGGTAGTTCCACTCGACCCGCTGGTTAGGTGGCAACGTTGCTCGCCACCGTTCAACCTCTCCGAGATGGTCAACTAGATCGAGTAGACGGCTCCGCAGCGCGTTATGCTCCCTGCCACCAACAACTTTGTCGAGCTTCGCGTCACTGATCCAACGACTAAAGGCGGCGGAATAGCGCTTCCCCTCGGGTCGATTTGTTCCCGCCTCGGCCATGGCCCGGGTGCGCCCAACCTGAAGCGCACACCCGACCGCCCGCCAGTCTTGCCAGGATTGGCCACTGATCAGCCGGTTTGCAGCCGCCTGGGCGGCTGTGACAATGTCGGTGTCGAATGGGTTGCTCTGGAGTAACCCATCAGCATAGTCAGATGGGTTGCACTGGAGTAACCCATCATCATGTTGGTGTTCCTGACGCGCCGCCATGTCGCGGCGGAAGTAGTCTTCGTCGCGCCGATGCTCGCGGCTCGACAGCGAATTCTGGAATGTGGTAGCGTGCACTTCACTTCCCCTTTTGTTGCGGCTTCCCTGACGCCGGCCTCCACCGGCGCCAGGGCTCGTTGCCGCGCTCTTGATGACTTGTCCGCCTGACTGCGCGACGAGCCGGGCGGGCAAGCGATTAGGCGGCCGATTCCGCCGCCCTGGCGTGCCGCCAAGCGATCTCGTCTTCTTCGATGATGATCCGGCGCGCCCCGAGCGCGGTTACACGCGGAGCCAGACCTTGATTCTTCAGCTTGTAGAAAAAGCTGCGGCTAATCCTGTGTCGCTCGCAAAACTCGTCAATCGATGATGCCTTGCGCCCGGTAACTCCCGGGTTGATGGTGTCCATGAGTGACCTCACCTGCACCCGTGCGTGCAGGTGGATTAAAAATCAAAATGGTCAGCCTATCATCAAAATGCAGTCCACTTTATTTCCGCTCAATTAGTGGAATGTCGCGGACGGCGCGATTTACGATTCTCGCCGATGCTTTGCTTGTAACCGGCCCAGATATTGTGCGTGCGACTCTTGCCTATTCCAAATTCGCGTTCTGCCGCCAACAGGGCCGCATCTTCCTTGCCGAGTTTCCCGCGTTCCCTTTTGATGAAATCGATGACCAGCAGATCGCGCATTGATGTCGGCGGCCTACCGCGCGGTTTGTTGAATCTGATGGAGCGGTGTGCACGCGGGACCATCGGCCATTTCGATGGTGTCCGCGGATCGATCGCGAGCGCCAGAAATTCGCCGTTAAACCCCCGCATCTGATCACGGATGGTGCGCGCGAGCGCCGCCCGGCACGCCGATTCCTCCGGGCTGCCAGCCTTGGGGAAGCCTACCTTGCCGTACTTACCATCATCGACCGAATAACCGGCAAGTAACCACAGACACAGCTTCTCATCCGCGACCTTGCGATCGTGCTCCGGTTCTATCGTGCCAACCAAAAGCAGGTCGCGATCGCGAGCGACATCCTGTAGGTCTCGCCCCCGTTTAATCATTTGGGTTGCCCCAGCGTTACAACTTTTTGATCCGGTTTGAATCCGAACCGCGGTGCGCCTGCCCTGATGGCATCCGCGATGTACGACGGTGCTAGGTGGCCGTAATGCTTCTCAACCATGCGCGTGTCGCTGTGGCCGAGGTTCTTGGCGACGACCAACAACGGTACGCCGGCCATGACGGCGAGACTTGCCCACGTGTGCCGCAGTCCGTGGAAACCCATGGGCGTGATCTTGGCGTGCTGGCAGGCTTCCAGCATCGGGCGCTTCTGGTGAGATTTCAGCCACGGGCCGCCGCTAGCCTTCTGCAGCATAATTTCGCTGCCTGCTCGGCCGGCGCAGAGCCGCCGGAAGAAAGCAACGCCTTCGTCGGTCAATACAACGTGCCGGGACTTGCCAGCCTTCGACTGCCTGATCCCGACCGTTCCAGCATCGGGATTGAAGTCGTGCACCTGCAGGGCTGCGAGCTCGCTGTAGCGCGCGCCAGTTTCAAGGCCCGCCTGTACCAGCAGACAGAAGTCGTGGTCGCATACGTTGACGAGCCACTTTGCCTCGGCGACGGAGAGATAGCGTATGCGGGCGGCGTCCACGCCCTCGAACGGCTCGACCCGTCGCCATTCGGCGTTACTAGGTAGCCTACCCTCGCGCCACGCCATGTTCAGCCCGGCCTTCAAGTAGGTAAGCGTTCGATTGGCCGAAGCACGACGCCGACGAATCGCGTCCTTATCGTTGGCGATTTCCCGATATCTCTGCTTCTCACCATCCCGAGTCCGTAGTCGCGGCGGTGTCTTAGCCAGCTCTACGTGCCACTTCCGAATCCGGTCTGCCTTCAGGGCCTGAACCTCGAGATCGCCTAGCTTTGGGTAGATAAAAGCTTCGGCGCGATAGCGAGCGTCGTCTGCCGACTTTCGATTGTTCCCAAGGAATTCGAGGTAAGCGTCCATCGCGGCGCCGACTGTCAGCGGACCGGTCTTACCGGCGGCCGTATGCGCCCGTTCGACCATTCGCTCGCGCGCTTTCTTCTGCGCCTGCCAGAAGTCGAGAATAGCCACGCCATCAGCATCACTCAGATCATCCGCCGCACCGACGCTTTCGACTTGGTAGGACTGCTCCCCTACGTAGTGCCGCGCGACCCATGTGCCGGCGGCACCATTGCGCAGCTTGCGATAGCCAAGGTGAAGGCCGCGCTCGATGGTCCGATAGTACGGCTTGCCGCGCGCCTTCAGCTTCCGCCTTGCATCCTTGCTGTCTAGGGTTTGATCTTTGACCCTTCGGGCCATGTCCAATATCCTTCTTCCGCCGGCATGGCGGAAACCAGCCGACGGGTGATTGAAACCTTGTGTCCAACGCATGTCCAATATACGTGCAAAAACGGCCATAGACAACCATGTGCGACAATGCACGATAAATCCGACGATTATTGTGCTTTTGAAGACACGCATGGACGCCTATAAACGGCGTACCATTACTTTCACGGCGGAAACACGGGTTCGATTCCCGTAGGGCGCGCCATGAAATCAATGACCTAGATGACGGTGTTACTGAGGGGGCAAAAACCAGGTGTGC